TCTGAAATGATCCTTGCTTCATCGCCAACCAAAAGGTGCGGGCGTACCGGCCCGACGAATGTTTCAACTACACCCGCCTCAGAGAGCCTTGCGGCTATGCCGTCGATGATAGCCTGAACCTCGGTTTGCTCGGAATTGTCCGGAAACTGGATATGCAGTGTTTTTTGCGGCGCCAGTATCCACATCTGCTCTACCGTAACAGGCGAGTACAGATAACTCATCCCGGTTGCGGTGTTGAACCGTCCGCACACTTTAGCATATATGCCTTCATCGTCCCGTGCAATGTCACGGCTCCAGACATCTTTTCCCCTCTCAAACGTATACGCACTGTTTACTTGAACGGGCGGGTAGGAAACTGCCGACCCTACGACAATCCTGCCTTCCATCGTTTCTAGCATAACCCAATTTAAGGCGGCTCTAATCAGCTCATTTAATGCATCGAGCACACCTGTTTCAGGTGTAAATAATATCCCGAATTTCCACGCGTTCGGATCAGCCGTTGATTGAACATCATAATTTTCAATACCGGCATCTCGTAATAATTTGACCACGTTAAGATGATATGTCTGGAAGGGAAACGCGTGATTCTCGTTTAGCGACTGGTCGCGCAAGAGCTTACCGCTGATGCTGCGCCCCTCGACCGCCGCGTGAGTTTTTGTAACACCCATATTTACCCGGTCCACATACTGCACACCCATGGGATACTCTTCGCTATCACCCAGCTTCAAAAATAGCTCGACCTTCATGCCGGGCGATATTCTCGATGCTTGCTCCCCTGAGATGAGCTGTTTTGGGTTTTCCAGCGTCATGCTAAATGAGGCAATCGGTGAACCTTGATTCATCTCGATTGTACAGTCACTAAGGTACTTGCTAAAATCTGTTTTAGCATCCCAAATCGCAAAGCGCTGCCGCTCGGGCGATAAGACCACATCGTCCTTTAAAACTTCGCCCTGATGCCATGCACCGAATATCCCCACACGCGGCACGCTTTTAATCCGCAAAAGCGACATATTTTTGTCTGCTGTCCCTATGAAGCCTTCGCCAAATTCCGGTGTGCTCCAGTCCACATCACCGGCTCCCGGTTTCCACTGCCTTGCCCGCAGGCGCCCTCCGGCGACGTTAAAGAGGTACACACTGTTGTCGTCAAGATGAACTGCGGCAGGCTCTGCGCCTTGGCCCAAATTAGCCGTGTGTTCAAATATCAGCTCCATCTGTTGCCTCCTTTAAGCCGGAGTTCCGTACTGGATGCTAAATCCCACATCGATAACAAACTGGTCTGTCTTATGCACTCCGTCAACGATGTAATCCGCTGTTATGCTCGCTCCTGCCGGCGGCGCTATGTCAAACCTGATTCTGGTAGTTCTTGCGGCATTCTCGTAAACCCTCGTGATGCCGCTTGACCAACCCGAAGCCACTGCAATCATCGACCCATCAGCAGAAATTGCTATGTCTTCACCCGTTGTGACAGGGAAAACAACAGGGGCTTGCCGCATAAGCCAAGCAGTGCCGACCCAGTCATATAGCAACATAGTCGCCGCCGCAGCAAGCACTGACCCGTCACTAGAAAGGGCAACACTCGCGCCCCATGGGGGTAAGGCTGCGGGGTTAGGCCGCCTGAGCCAAGCTGTGCCGTTCCAGTCGTAAGTCGAAAGGAAAGGCGAAGTGTCATGCCCGACAGCTAGCACTGAGCCATCGGCAGAAAGTGCTGCACCTCTGCCATGACCAGCTGGAAGTATTGCAGGGTTAGGTCGTCTAATCCAAGCAGAGCCGCTCCAGTCATATGTCGAGATAAACGGCGTGGTATTATGCGCCACAGCAAACACCCTGCCATCGGCAGAAAGGGCAGCGCTGTTGCCGGGACCGGCTGGAAGTGTGGCCGGGTTAGGGCGTCTTGCCCAAATAGCGCCGGTCCAATCATAGACAGACATAAAGGGCGAAAATTCATGCGCCACAGCAAGCACCCTGCCATCTGATGAGAGCGCCAGTCCCCAACATTCGCCAGCAGGCAATACCGCAGGGTCTGGCCGCCTGATCCAGGCTGTGCCATTCCAGTCGTAGGTCGAGATGCGAGGCAAACTAAAATGTCCAACAGCAAGCACCCTGCCATCAGCAGAAAGAGCTACGCTGCGCCCGTCCCCCGCAGGAAGTATCGCAGGATCAGGGCGCCTGACCCATACTAGGCCGACGCGATCATGTGTCAAAACAACAGGGTTGAACGCCATTGTGAGAGCAAAGAGTGTGCCATCAGCAGAGAGCGCTACACCGCTATTGTGCGACTGCGAAGGCATGTTGAAACAATAATTGCCTCCGGTGCCTATCAGCGTCCGCGTAAACGCCGCGGTGGAGAGATTATTTAGCTTTACATCTATTGACGCCTGCCGTATATTCCTTGAAGGCAATACAAAATCCCGCGTCACACCGTCACCGTTACCTACCGGTACATTAACGTATGCTTGACCGGCAAAGACGTTTGCCAAAGGCAGCCTTGCCCTATACACGTTGCTAAAAATATACTCGGCGGCGTGTCCATTGCCAACAGTTGTGCCAAAGCGCATAATCCCGGTGGTTCGCCTTCTGTTTGCGGTATCTGCCGTCCAAGTGGCGGCAGCAGTGCTTCCAAGCGCCGGCTGTGAGCCAAGTCCTGCCATTTGTGTGGAGCCTGCGCCGACCGCCTCGCCAAGCGAAAACGTGCCGCTAGGTGCAGCAGCTCCGCCAATCAAATAATTCACAAGGCCGTTGCCATTTGGCATATTGATATAGACAACATCAGCAGGCGCACTAAACGTTACAAAAATAGTCGCAAAAATCGTGACAACATCAAGGCTTGTCTTAAGAATTGTAATCGGATTGCCAGCCGCATCTTCAAGCAGTGCATGAGTCACAAGGTTTGTAGTTCCCGTACCGAATGCCACGCCCACCTCAGAGAGGCTCGCACCGACAAATTCCTCCGGGTTAAGCACAATCCTGCGCCGCCACGACGAATTCGGGAAGGCGCGCACAAGCGTATCATCAGTTGCCGCTCTAGTGCCAAGGTGGGTAAATAACGATGTTCTTGTAGCCGCGAGCGCGCCCGTTCCTGTACCGAAGTGGATATTGACAAAATATGCATTGCCGGCACATAAGCGTGTCCACATCTGGTCTAGCACAATGTTATATGCCTTTGCTTGTTGTTTGAGTTCACCGCTTAGGGCATCCCTGACTTCAACATCAAAGCGGTTGTGCAGCGTGATAGCCGTTTCTACTTTCATGCTCCTTATCCTCCTTAGAGCGGGTTGCCGCCGACTCTTGTAACTACAAATGATAGATGGCTGATGCTTGCCGTTAAATGCTCAGCTGTAAACGCATTCCGGTAAAACACTTGCAGAACGCTAAAGCTCATCTGTGTTAACCCGGCAGCAAACTGATCCCTTGCAAAGCCTCTTGGCGGCTCAATCAACGCTGTGAACGACATGGAGAAAGAAGGCACATTAAACTCACAGCCGTCGTTATTGCTTGTTAAAGCGCTCGGCACTCCATCAGCAGCGCCGCTTGCAAATGTTACGACTAGATCGTTTTTTGCCGCACCGAAGTTTATCATATTGAGGTAGAGCTCTGTCTGGTCAGCGCCGGCCGAGGTCGAAAGAATCGCAAAAGAGACGCCTAAAGTATCTCTTACTGTAAAGCTATTCCTCAAAGTGGTACTTGCTAAATTCTGCGAGAGGCCATGGCTGAATTTTATAAGAATCCGCCAATCGTTTAATTGGTTGGAGATTGACAATATGGTTGGAGTAATCGGACGGCAGACAAGCAGCCCCATATTGCTTAACGCTACTGTAAGCTGTTCGCTTTTGTAAGTATTACGATTTTGTATCGGGATAACTTCAAAAGATAGGTTGCTTATCGCTGCTGTCACCAAATCGGGGAAGATGCTCATGCCGGCATAATTTCTCGAAGTTAAGCTCCATTGCATTGAAGCGTTTACAGTTACCAGAAACCCTACTCTAAAGTCATTTGTCCGAAAGAGCGCAATATCTGTAGCAGTGGCCACAAACCCTGGAACCCTGCGCTCAACCTCCCAAATTCTTGTGCCGTCAGGCTGGTGGCAGTATGCTCTGTAATAGACGAACCCGTCTGTTTTGATGTAGCCGATAATTAACCCTTGGTCGTTGTGGTGCTCTCGCGTTACAGGCAGCCACCCTCTGATTGTACTTATTTTTGATACGCCACTTGCAAGCATAATCGGGCTATCCTGCCAGTAGCGGGCATATAGAACCCCGCCCTGCACGTAGAAGATCCACGGCACATCTTCTGTCACAAAGTCAAAGCGCCTTGACTTCCAGTCTCTATCCCAATACCCGTCAAACTCTATGGCAACTGATGTGACATTTGCTGCTGCCATAAATTCATCCCGCCAAGGTGTCAGTTCATCATATGGCAGTGCTTTTGATTTAACAGCCGCCACACCGTCATCCACGCAAACTGCATAAGCTTTCGTCGGGGCAGTGCCTACCGTCAAGCGCTTGACGGTAACATCTATAGCTTGAAGCGTATCGCTTTTTTGGAGCGTATACACAAGGAACAGTTCAGTCGTCAAGCCCCGGCTAAAATATGCTTTAAGCTCCGGCTGCGCATTGTTATATAGCGTCTTTTGCCTTGAGGTTATCTTTTCTAAAAGTTCCTGACTAATCTGCCTCACATACTCACCACCTCAAACTGCCGGCTGAAAGCATCTCACTGAAAGCTTGGCGGCAAAAATACCCTTTAATTTACTAATTTTCTCCCAGCTTGGTGCCTCTGCAATGAGCCCCACCCATGTATCAGTTCCGTCGCTCACGTTGATAGGTTCGCCTCTTGCCTGACACCGGTCAATAATCTCTTTGCCTTTTTTGTCTACCCATAATTCAACATCAATAACTTCTGTTGCGTTGCCGATAGTCTCTACATGTGGCAAACCGTCAAGTGTGGTATGCCAAATCTGGCGCGCATCAAAGCGGCGGAGGGTATTTACGTAGCGCGTGATTAGATCATTATCAATCGTCCAGATGCCAACCGGCATAACATCACCTCCTGTTGCTTTTGCGCATCTCGTCCATCACGAGTTCAAGTGCGCCGATAAATTCGCCCTGGTTATTCACGCCTTTAATCGTGATTTCACCGGAGTGCACATGTCCGATTTGCGCATTTTTACTTTCCGCTGCAAAGCCAACCGGCACAGCCCTTTGCATATCGCCGCTGATGCGTGACATCGCCTGCTCAAAGCCTACACCGATGCCGGCTGCCATGTCACCGCCGAGTCCGGCAAAGAGTAAAGACGGACTCCTTATCCCAAAGAAACTCTTGATGCCGCCTACAATCCCGTTCATAAAGCCGGCAATCTGCCGTCTGATCCATGCTCCCATATCAGAGATGCCCTGCCATAATCCTCTAATAAGGTCGCCGCCCACGCGCGCCATTTGCCAGGTTGAGCCGGAGAAAGCATTTGCAATACTTGAGATTATGCGGGGCACAGCAGAGAGAATGCTTGCAACAATCTTTGGTAAGTCCCGAGTTAAAGAGCCAAACACCCGCACGCCAGCTTGGGCAAGCTGCGGAGCGCTGCCGACAAAGCCGCCCACAAGCGCCGCGATGATCTGCGGGACTGCCGCTAAAGTAGCGACAATTATCTCAGGCAGTGCCTCAACAAGCGCGGCAAGAAGCAGAATGCCAGCTTCGATAATCTGCGGGGTTGCGACGATGAGAAACGAAATGATAGCATCTATAATTTTTGGCAGCGCAGCCACAAGCACGGGCAGCGCTGTCACTAACCCTTGCGCTAAGCCGAGAATAATCTGCAGCGCCGCGTCCAGCACAAGCGGCAAGTTTTTGACAAGCGTCTGTGCAACAAGGCCAACTGCCTCGACAATCGCCGGAATAAGTCGCGGCAGCGCATCACCAATACCGCCGGCAAGCGTGACCACCATTTTTACTGCCGCCTCCACAAGTGCCGGCAGGGTGGCGATAATGCCATCGGCCAGAGCAAGCACCAGCCGCAGCGCACCCTCAGCAAGACCGGGCAGAGCCGCGACCAGACCATCCAGCAGCGTCATGATGATCTTGGATGCAGCGTCTACAAGTATTGAGAGGTTGTCTGTAATCGCCCCGCCGATGGACATGATTATATCCATGCCAAGAGCTACGATATCAGGCACGGTTTTCATGATGCTATCCACGATGCCGCCTACCGTGTCGCCAACAACCTCGCTGATTCTCGTCCAGTCGCCGCCCGCTTCGTTTAGTCCTCGCGTAAACTCGCCAAGCAGCCCCACGCCATCACCCGCAAGCAATTGCAGCTGCGGCAAGAGTACCATGCCAAGGGCGTTTCTTGCGGCTCCGGCACCAGATGTAAGGCGCTGGACTGTATCGTCAAATGCGCCAAGGTCTAAGAGTGCATCCTCGCTCATCACAGCGCCCATCTGCCGGGCTTCTTCGGTTAATTCTGCAATACCTGCAGAACCTTGGGCGATAAGCGGATTAAGGTCAAGTGCCGATTTGCCAAAGATCTGCATAGAGAGAGCGCTGCGTTCCGTTTCATCTTTTATGTGCCCAAGCGCATCAATAGTCTCCCAATAGACTGTTTCCGCGTCACGGAGATTGCCGCCCGCATCAGTCACAGAGACGCCAAGTTCCTTGTACGCCCCGGCTTGTAATTTCGACCCTCTGCGGGCCGCATCCATCGCACGCACGTTTCTTGCCATGCTGCCGGTCAGCGTTTCAAGCGGCACGTCCACAAGCTCGGCAGCATATCTGTATGCCTGCAGCGCGTCTGTGCTCATCCCGGTGACTGTGGCTGCGGTAAGTATTTCATCGGCATATGTTGCAGCGCCTACGGACATGCCGGCAAGCGCCCTGCCTGCAGCCGCAGCGGCAACGCCAACGGCAACAAATGCAGCGCCCATCGCTATGCCCACGTTTTGCAGTGTGCCTCTCAATCTGTCAAACTTAGAGCCGGCCTCATCCGCGTCTTTGCCCGTTCTGTCAAGCTCGTCGCCAAGCTGTTCTGTTTGTGTTTCTAAGTCGTTTGTTTCTTTTGCGGCATCTTCTAGGGCATTACTTGTGTCGCTTAGCTCACGCTCCATGTTAAGGAGCGCGGCGTTTGCCTTATTTAGTTGTATTTGCCATTCTTGTGTGCGCTTGTCATTTTCGCCAAAGGAGGCGGCGGCGTTTAATAGGGCGGCGCGGAGGACATCCGTCTTTTTCCTCTGCTCGTCAATCTCTTTGCCAAGCACTTCTTTTCGCGCGGTCAAAGCCTCGACTGACTTGTCGTTTTTGCCAAACTGGGCAGAAACAAGCTCCATTTCGCTGCCTAGGACCTTAAAAGAGCGGTTGATATCCTGCATGGCGGTCTTGAATTCCTTTTGGCCTTCTACGCCTATCCGTAGGCCGAAATCTGTCACGCAGCACACCTCCCCTGCAAAATTTTCAAAAGCAATTGTATTTTAACGCTGTTTGGCATATACTAATGGTAGGGTAAATAGGGATTATCCTACTTTTCAAAATTCAAGGAGGTTTTAGCATGAGCGCCCCTATAGTTGATAACGCCAAGGTAATGGCCAAAGGCCAAATTACGCTCCCAAAGGATATCCGTTCCAAGCTTCGTCTTTCCACTGGAGACCGTGTCACCCTCATTTGCGAGGAAGACCGTGTCATTCTGATGAACTCTGCCGTTTACGCTATGAAAATGCTGCGGCAGGAAATGAAGGGCGAGGCGGAAAAAGCCGGGATTCAGACCGATGACGATGTCCTGGATCTGGCAAAGGACGTTCGCGCGGAGATTGAAGGACTGTGAAGGTATTGATCGATACCAATATCCTTATTTCCGCGTCCTTGAGCAATGAGAGCACGTCATATCAGGCATACGTCAAAGCAGTTACCCACCCCAACCACGGTGTGATTTGCGATCAGAACATTGATGAGCTTCGCCGGGTCTACAACCGGAAATTCTCGCACAAAATCCAGGCGCTTGAACACTTTTTGGCGCTTGCGCTCACCGTCCTTGAGGTTGTTCCGACTCCTGTTGTTGACGTGTCAGATGAAGCGCTTGTCCGGGACATATCCGACAGGCCAATTCTCCGGGCAGCCGTAACGGCAAAAGCCGATGTACTTTTAACCGGCGACAAGGATTTTCTTGAATCAGGCATCACAAACCCAAAGATCGTTACGGCGGCAGATTTTCTGCAAATGGAATAACAGCAGTTTTGTTAAGCAGGGGCTAGATTCCCTGCTTTTTGCTGCCTATATCCCGTAGGGAATCACATTTTCAATGAATAGTTCTTTTTTCTGTTTCGCCAGCCCTAGAAACTGCTTGTGGCACTCCCACAAATCAAGCAAGAGGCCAAGCGGCATGAGCCACGTTTCATCTTCTGTGCGGCTTAAATGAACTGTGCCGTAGTAGAGAAGCCGGGTGAACAACTCATCGTCGCTTACCCGGCTTCCGTGTTTTTTGGACTGTCCTCGCTCTCGATATGCCGCTTCGTCCCCTTAAACATTGCTTCTGTGATGGCGGCTTTGTATTCTGCCAAGTCTAGCGGTGTGGTTAAAAGCTCTACTGCTTCTTCGGTCAGAAGTTCTTGCCGGCTTTCCTTGTTTTTTAGGTTATAGATGAGGATGGACTGGTTTGCTAGCAGCGTAATCAGCCAACTGATTTCATTTAGGGCAAGTTCAAAGTTCTCTGCCTGCATCAGCTTTTCGCCTAGATTCTCTAAGCCTCCGTAGCGTCTTGCAATCTCCTTTGTGGCGCGAGTGGTCAGCACCAGTTCATAGTCCGCACCGCCGATATTGATATTTGCGCTTCTTTCGTTATCCATAAACAGTCACCCCCCTATGGTGTATATGCCGGTTCGTAAACCAACGTATACCAAGCATTTATCGTGGCCGGCAATACGCTTGCATCATCCTCGTTTACTTCAGCTTTCCAAGGATGCTGTCCTCTTGAATCTGCTTTGTTTCGCCTAAGCACCGTGCCTTCGATAGAGGGAGTAGAAAAGGTGATTGAGTCACTTTTCGTTTCCAAATTAGTAGGCGGGATGCCAAACTTTACGCGATAGAGCCAGAAGTATCTGTACTTGCCATTTGCTTTCTTTGCCCTAAACCCTACCGCAACAGGCATCCCGACATCCTCGCTGCTTGAAATGAGCACACCTTTAGAATCCACCGTTGCACCAGTCAGCGCTGCAGCAACAGCACGACCGATACCATCCACGCTAAGCGTTAATGTCCCGCTTTGAAATTCCTTTACTACCTCCACAGCGCCGTCGTCGGCATAAAGCGTTGCTTCTGCAAGCTCGATGGAGAGCTCAGCTGAGATCGCCTTTGCCAGCATTAGCGGCGTGCCGTATGTTTCGTTGCCGTTTGCGCCTTCTGTGATCGGGGCGTAGTAGAGCCGGTCAAGACCGATTGTTGCCATAATCATTCCTCCTGCAGTTCGTATTCTTTTGCCACATCTACGGAATAATGGTGGTAGCCTGTGTCCTCCTCGTAGCCGAGGTAGCGCCGGCTGGTGACAGTGAACTTAGCGTTTAAGAGAGCAGCAGCAAGCTGATTCTTCCGCCGGGTGTAGCTGCCCTTGCAAAAGAGCGACAGCCGCGCTTCCTGCACCTCAAGCCCCGGAACGTCGTCGGCGTGGACTTCAAAAATGTCCAAGAGCGGTGTAATGACGACGTACTCATCCGGGGCCTTGCCGCTAAAGATGCCAGTTTCAACTGGGATTACGCCGGTTAACAGCGCATTTAGTCCAGCCAGAATGCTCACAAGCTCTCCACCTCCAGGTCAAAGGCCTCCGTCATCGTCTTGATGACTGCCTTTCTGGAGGTGCTTCTTGCCGGGGCTAGAAACGGTTTTGCGGGTTGTCCGTGTTTGCCATGTTCGATAATGTTTGCGAGCATAGCGTTGCTTAGGCCATCGCGCCGAGGCTCGGAAAAACCGACTTTGATATTTAGCGTGCCGTCTCTGCTGAGTTTGACCGGCGATGTGCCTAGCGCATCGACAAGTTCGCCAGTAGAGCGCGATGTGTGCAAGGTATCACGCCCGACAACCGCTTCCAGGTTGTCTTTGACTTTCTCGAGCGCTACCTCGCCACCCGCTTCAAGCATCTTTGTGATTATTTCATCTGTTTTTTCCCCAAGCCGCGACAGCCTCAGGAGAAATTCCTCCGGCATCCATACGGCTTTAGCCACCGGAAATCACCTTCTTTGCCAGAACTTCAAGATACATGCCGCGCCCGCGCACGTCCTCGACGCTCAAAATGTTGTAGCGCCCGTCAGCGCAAACGATAACCATCTGTGCCGTAAGCACAAGGCCGGGGATTTTACGGAAGCGAAAGAGGGCCGATGCCTCAGAGAAGGCTGCCATGTTCGCCCATTTTTCATTGCCGCGCCTGTCCTCTTTGTAGGCGCGGACAGAGGCGAGAATGGTATCGCCGGTGACAGCAAAACCCTCGCTGTCCTTAACAGGCACAATTGAGATGATATCAATAAAAGTACTTATTTTGCCAAAGCTCATATGCTTTTCCCCCAATCCCGGTCAAGCCTAAGCAGCAGATTAACCGTGTGCCACACCTGCTGACTTGCCTGCACGTTATCTGCAAAAAAGCCTGCTGTCGAGCCGTCTCTGCTTTCATAGAAATGGCTGGATAGCATAATCACGGCTTGTTCGGTGGTGGGAGGCATGGCGCTTTCAAAGTAATGGCCCTCTGCAATGTGCTGGTAGCTTTCGGCATAAGACACGGCGGCGCGGATAAAGCCCAAAAGGAGCTCATCGTCCGCGCCATGTTCCAGAATCAAATTCGCTTTGACTTTAGGCAAAAGGGTATCAATCACACTCATGCCGCCGCACCCCCCAGCCTACGATGCTTTCTGCTTAAGGATCTTAATAGCTTCCGGCAGAATCAGCTTGCCATCAACTCTCTGTGTTGCCCTGAATCCGACCTGACCGGTTACCGCAAAGAGCTCGTTTAGTCTCTGAAAGGCTCGGCCTTGTCTGTCTGCAACCCAGTAGTAGCTAAAGTCGCCAAAGGCGATGGTCTTAGCACCAGCCGCGATGGTTGGTACATAAGACGATGTCCTGATTGGTCTGTTTAGGATGGCGTCTGGCTGTCCTGCCTGCACCGAAGGCTGCCAGAGGTACTGGCCGTTACCGTCTTTTAGCTTTCTAACAGCCTTTACTGTGGCATCGTTCATCACAAAGACAGCATTTCTGCGGTAGGGGGCTTTTAGTGAATAGAATAAGTCTATCACTTCATCAACGGTTATTGCTGTAGCGGATGCTGTGGTGACACCAAGCTGCGCGCCGCCTGTGGCATTAAATATGCCGGTAGGCTTGCCAGTGCCATCACCTAAAAAGAAGGCTTCTTCTTCTTTTGTTCCGATGCGTCGGCCAAATTCTCTTGCGATATAACTTGCTAAGTTAAAGACACTGTCATTTAGGAGCTCTTCGGAAATCTTAATCAAAGTGGCTAATTTGTATGCTCCGATTGATACCTGGCCAAAGGCATCATCAGATTCTGGGATCGGCCCTTCTTCATCCACCCAGAAAGCAGTCCCCTTTGATGCCACCACAGGGATTTTCTTATCGCCTGATGAGGTGGTGATGACTTTGGCAAGCTGCCTGAAGATGTTTTCTTCTTCCAAAGCCTCGATTAGAGTTCTTTCAAACTCGTCGGGCACCAGATATCCTCCTTCACTGTCAGTGCCAATTTGGAGCGCATTCTGTACATCAAAGCTGTGCTTGTTTCTCATCGCTTTCCAGAAGGCTTGCTTGTACTCATCGGTAGCTCTGCCTGTCTTAATCTCGCCGTTTGGTACAGGCCTTCCGGTAATTGGGGAATTTAGCGGCTTTGAAAGCTCAAGGTCAATTGCGGCCTGGCGCTCCAGACGGTCGATTTCTTTGCCAAGCGCCACAACATCGGCTTCCATTTTCTCGTAGGTGACGGTGTCTTCTGCAGAGATTATCCCGTCATTGCCTCTTTTTGAATCAAGAAACGCCTTAGCTGTCTCCCAGGCCTTAGCCCTTTTTTCACGCAGTTCTAAAGTTTTATTCATTTTCAATTGCCTCCTTGTAAAAACTCGTGGTCACGTGGCTGTAAGCCCCGAAACTACGGTATTTTTTGTTCGAGTACATGTACTCGAGTAGCTTACTTTGTGTTGTATAGCAATCCCCTGAGAACTTCAAGCTCGTGCTTAAGCTT